CCCTCTTTATTAGTTACATATTTCCAGTTTGATCCGTCCCACTGATAATAAGTGTATGTCTTGTTTTGTCCACCGTGACCAGTAGTGTATATTCTCTGAATAATTTGTCCTTCATAGTCGCCAGGTGGAAAGTTTCCCTTTGGGACTAGACCACCATTACCAACCTTCTCAACCTTACCATTTTTAATGAAAGTAGTAGAATAACCCATTACTTCACCATCTCTGTGTCTCTTTGTTTACCATATCCACGTATTACTCTCCTTCCTTTGATGCGATCGTAGTAGTTTTCGTCTGTCTCCTCCCACACAAGTTCTTTAGTGTAAGGAAACTTGCCTTGACTACCTTTTACATTACGAACAAAGTTTTCAAGTGGTAATAGAATGGCAGTATCCCATTCTGAAGCGGCAAGGTCAAGCATGAAACCGTCTACTTGACTGGTTAAATATTTATGGAAGCATTTCTTAGGAATGTCAATTCTACCTTCCATCAATCTTTTAATCGCCATGATACGTTTCTTTGGTGACATGTAATGTAAGTTACATCCCCAAAATTCTTGAGGAGTTGCTCTCATTACATAAACCAGAGGAAATGTGTCGTAGTAAGGCAACCACTTCATCTTTGCCTTATACTCAAACATGTATAGATGACCAGAGACTGCATATCTTCTTAGTAGATTTGAATCTGGTTCATCTTCTTGTCCTCTTTGATCTATCTTTTCCTGTCTTACAACTTTTGATGGGTCTTTTTTGTATTCGGATGATAGTTTCTTGACTGCGTTCTTATACCAGTTATAACTTTGCTTCTCACCGCCAGTCATCTCTGTTATTTTCTCAAAGATGGTTGTGTATCCAGTGTTCTCTTTCGTTGAGTTGCGCTGGATTGTTGCAAATCCTTGTGCCATTGCTCTTTACCTAGAATAAGTGATCTTCTGTTAGGATTAAAAAATTCATCTGCCTATCCTCACAGAAGTCCTGAGCAGCGTCCCATTTGGCACGGTTCTTGACGAACGTCAGGGCAGCCCGTTTATAGGCAGCAGTCCTTTTGTTTTTGTCATTCGGTGGTTGTGTTTGTTTCTTGGGTTTTACTTCAATGATATATTTCGTTACACTTCCTGTTTTCTCACGGACTTTGATGTAAAAATCAGGGAAGTATCTATGCACTCGTCCATCAGTTGGACAACGATATGGAATAATGACTTCTTCACTACCCCACTCTAAAATTGAGGGATTATTATCACAGAACACCATGAACTTTCGTTCCCATAATGATCTATAGATAATGCGAGTAGGATTGCCGCGATACTTTTTTGGATTGACTGGTTTGTACAGTCCAGAGTATGCCATAAATATATAAGATCCCACAAGTATATTTAGCAGTGGCAGTAACAAGAATCAATGAGTTCATGAAAAGCATAGGTGCTCAGGGCGGTATGTCCCTGTCATCTGGTTTTGATGTTGAGTTTGATTTTTCTGGTGCAAGTGTAGTGGAAAACCTTAAGTATTATCAAGATAATACTAAGAAAGATGTTATTCATATGTTATGTGATGAAGCACAACTACCAAACGTTCAATCTGGTGTAGCACAAATCACAGGAAAATATTTGGGTCAAGGACCAGTATCATACCCTCACACTAGAATTTTTACTGATTTAAGTTTGGGTTTTATGTTAGATGCTGACTTGACACCATTGAAATTTTTTAATGAGTGGTATAATTATATTTTTTCCGAAGATACTTTTTATGAAGATCAGGGAAGATTTGATGAGATGAAAACAACTCCTAAAATCTTACAGAACCGTACTAATAGATTAAAATACTTAGATGAGTATGCATGTACTCTTAAAATTTTAAAAACTGAACCAGGAGTAGGAGCATCTAATGAGAGAGCTGGTGTAACTTATTTTCTGGAAGAGTGTTATCCTTATTCTATTGATGCAGTCCCTCTTGCTTATGGATCTTCTCAAATCACCAGACTGACCGTAAACTTCTACTACAGTAGACACACTGTGTTGATGGGTGATGTAAAAAGTCAGTTTCAAGCGTTTGGTGGTGGAGTTGAGGTTGCTCCTGGTGTATACAGAACTCAATACATCTCTGGAGATTATATCTACACCTATGACAATGGTAAATTTGTTAAAAAAGAACCAGCAAAATGAAAATTGACTTTTTGATTCCATAAAACTCGGAAAATTTTTTCCGCTAATTTTTTGGTGAAAAAGTCGCTAAATATAAATATGACCTTGGAGTTAATATAATGGCATTGCCAAAACTGGGTTATCCAACATATGAGTTGGAATTACCCTCTAGTGGAAAAACGATCAAATATCGTCCATTTTTAGTAAAAGAAGAAAAAGTGCTTTTGCTTGCTTTGGAGTCACAAGACGAAGGGCAGATTACAAACGCAGTAAAAGACTTGATCAAAAATTGTGTTGTTTCAAGAATTAAGGTAGATAATCTACCTAGTTTTGATCTTGAGTATTTGTTTTTAAAAATTAGAGCAGCATCAATTGGAGAAGAAATTGTCTTGACAGTTACATGCCTAGACGACAATGAAACCACTGTAGAAGCATCTATCAATATTGATGAAATTGAGGTAACCAAACCAGAAGGACATGATAGAAAAATCATGTTTGATGAAGAATTTGGTATTATGATGAACTATCCAAGTATGAAGCAGTTTGTGGATAGAGAGTTTCTACAGAAGGAGATGAAAACCGAGGAGGTTTACGGATTCATCGCAGACTCTATTGATCAGATCTTCCAAGGTGAAGATGTGTATGACAATAGCACTACCTCAAAGAAAGAATTCCGCGAATTTGTTGATAGTTTGACTACAAAGCAATTTGAGCAAATTCAACAATTTTATGCTACTGCACCAAAATTGAGTCACACATTTAGTGTAGTAAACCCCAAAACTGGTGTTAAATCTGATTACACGCTTGAGGGTCTACAGAGTTTTTTCGCATAGCACTCTTCCAAAATAATTTGGAGGGGTATTACCGAATGAATTTTGCTTTGATGCAGTACCATAAATATAGCTTGACTGAGATTGAAAATTGGATGCCTTGGGAAAGAGAAGTATATACTACTTTCCTAATGCAATATCTTGAAGAGGTCAAGCAAAAACAAGAAGCAGCAAAGAACAAATAGTGGCAGGTCTTTCTAAAACATACAGTGGTGATTTTACCAGTTTCATTGCTGGTAAAATTGTTGGTGCTGCTGGATTGGCAAAGGGCGAAAAAGACAGAAGAGTTGCTGAGGGTCTAGAACGTGCTAGGTCAGGATCTCTCTTTGCCAGAGCACTACAGCATGAGTTTGGAGGAGACCTTTATAATAGGACTTTGGGTAATATTGACCCAAGGAAAAAATTTGCTGAAACTGACCGAAAGTCGTCAAAAGAGGGTAGATTTACGGGGCAGTTTCCAGAGGGAAAGGGTAAAAGCGGATCCTCAGTAGATAAAGAAGTAGAATCCGCTAAAGAACAATTATTGAAAGAAGACGACTCAATTCCTGTAAAGGATGAGAAGTTAAGAACGCAAGTATCTAAGTTTTTAGGTACAGAAATTGCGACAAGAATGAATGTCGTGAACTATGCTACAAATGAAGTAGTAAAGGAAGTAAAGGGTGTAAGATCCGACTTAGATAAGACTCATAGTCTCATTTCTCACCAAACAGATATACTATCAGAAAAATTTGATGTAATTCTTGGTATTTTTGACGCTAATCTAGCGTATCAGAAAAAAATTGCCGAAGAGGCAAAAGTTCGTAGACGAGAAGCTGAATTAGAGCAAGAAAAAGACCTATCATCTACTCGTGCTATAGAAGAAGCGTTTGGTGGGAAGAAAGGAGACCTCTCTACTGCTCTTCTAAGAAAAATTCTTGGATTTGCTGGTAAAGGTCTATTAAAAAAACTTACTGGTAAAAATATAAAAGCAGCAGGTGCTGTAAAAGACCTGCTTGATATATTTGGGAGTAAGGGAAGTAGAAAAGGAATATCAAAAATTGGATCTAGATTTCTCCGCACAATTCTGAGGGAAAAAGATCCGCTAAAACGAGGAAAAATTACAAAAATCCTTAGTGGAAGAGGTTCTAAAGCAGAAATTGCCAGGTTTTTAAATGTTGAAGGATTATCAGAATTAGATTTCCGTAAAATCCGTAGGAGTGGTAATACTGCACAAAGAGGACCTAAAGCTGCGAGAGTTGGATCTAGACAAGCATCAGCACAAATGCAGGCGTTTGCAGATATGGCATCCGATCCCGACTTTATGTCTGGATCTACAAGTAGAGCTGCTCGTCAACAGTCAGACACTCTGAACAAAATGTTGGGTAGGAGTGGAGTAACTAAAAAAGGTAAGGCAAAACTAGGAAAGGAAACACTTGAAAGAGTTGCACGAGAGAGTGGTGAAGAGGTTTCAAAAAAATTAGGTAAAAAAGTAGCGACAAAAGCAGCAGGTAA